TGGGTAATTGCAATGATGCAAAAGAAGCATTAAAGAAATTTGCCTTGTAAGGAAAGATCGTGTATAATAGACAAATGAAACCTAGAGATCCAATAGCAAAGGATTTACGCACTCCCAAATACCGCATGCGAGTAGTTGAGAGTAAGGTTCAGTACATTCGTCAACCTAAGCACAGAAAGGCAACAGATGAACTATGAGTATGAATTAGTTCGGGAAGGTTTGCGCAGGGTAATTACTGTTAAGTCACATCCATGGGATTTAGTGGAGTTTTCAATCAAGCAAACTTCATATAAAGAAGATGGAAAGATTTTAACAGACCATGGGCATACTACATTTTATGATACCAAAGAATTCTTATCATTTTTTGGTCCAATGATTGAAGATTTGAAAAAGGAAATTGATAATGCAAACAGTGTTCAAAACGGATAAAGAGTTTGACGAATTTAAAACATGGACTCTAGGAATTCTACATGACAACAACATCAAAGATTTGTGTGTTACTTTTACCAAAAAAGATGGTACAGCTAGAGATATGCGATGTACTCTCTGTGAAGGACGAATTCCAGCAGACAAGCATCCAAAAAACGAAGGGTCAAGTACCAAGGATTCTGGTTCCGCAGTCCGAGTATTTGATACAGAAAAGCAAGAATGGAGATCCTTTCGATGGGACTCCGTAACTAAAGTGAGTTTTGATCTATGAAAATTTTATTCGTATTAATAGTAATATTGGTGTTGCTAGTTATATTTCCAATAGCAACAATTTGGTCTTTAAATACATTATTCCCTGCATTGGCAATTCCAGTCACACTTGAAACATGGATGGCTACAGTCATTCTTGGTGGTGTAGTTGGTGGAACTAATGGAGTATCATTTGGAGGTAAGAAATGAACTACGCATTAACACCTGAACAGAAGAAAACTTTGCAAGATGCTATTCAAGAGATTAGCAACTCAATGATTCGTACTGAGGCAGAACGAGATCTCATTCGTGAGATCGTTAAAGACCAGTCTGATACATTGCAGATCCCGAAGAAAGTTATTTCCAAGATTGCAAAGACATATCATAAACAGAATCTTGCACAGGAAGTTGCAGACCACGAGGACTTCGTGGAACTATACGAGAAAATTACTTCAAAATAGTGCTTGTCTTTAATTGCGAATTGTAGTATAATAGATATTATATTATGGAGGTTACAAACCTATGGCTGTGAATACTGCAAAGCGTCGTGCAAAGAATAATGCAATTCTTGCATCACAAAAGAAATTTGAACCAACACTCGACCAACTGGACTTTACGACCAGTCTGACTCGAGCGTTGACATACTACTCTGTCAACACTGGTGCAAAAGAACAGAAGATGTTTGCGATTGATTTCTTTCTAAAGAAAGAACCAAAGATTGCTAAACAACTCAAGAAACTCCCCGACTACAAATTTACCACATTTGGTTCACTATGTCGTCTCATGTCAAATGAGCAGACTGACTTGAAGCAACTGAGTAATGTCAGTCCATTCTACACTAACACATTGAAAGTGTTGTTAGAGGATGCAAAGAAAATTGTTGAACAGATTGAAGTCGAAAAACTACCTACCAATGTCATTTCCATTCAACAGCGAATGGAAGAGAAAGCACATGACCTTGCTGCAGAAATAGATGGAGCAATAGATGAGTTTACCCAAACGAAGAGTTCTAACTTCTCGACAAAGAATTATCTACTATCAAACGAAGTGGCAGCACCAATTGCAAAGCGAATTGGAGAGTTCTATGTTGGACAGTTGGAAGAGATTCGTGAAGCCATCCAAGGTGACGATGACCAACTTACCGAAGGATACTCGCATTTTACAAAACGAGAGCTAAAGAAGTTTGCTGAGTTCTTGGAAGGTATTATTACTGATTGCAGTCAGCAAGTACAGACTGCCAAAGCGAATCGTGCCCCACGAAAGCGTAAAGCACAACCACCAAGTAAAGTGGTTGCCAAGATGAAGTACATGAAAGAATTTACTGACTTGAATCTTAAGTCAATCAAACCAGAGACGATTGTTGGATCGTCTGAAGTATGGGTATACAACACCAAGTATCGTAAGGTAACTGTTTATAAAGCAATCAATGATGTGCTCACAGTTAAGGGTACTACAATTATCGGATTTGATGTGAAAGAATCCAAAACACAGATGTTGCGCAAGCCAGATGTATTCTTTAAGGGATTAGTACTGGGTAAGCGACCATTGAATGGTGCAATGAAACCATTAACCACTACGGTAACTGTACCGAATGGTCGTGTCAATGAAGAATGTATTTTGCTGGGAGCATTTTAATATGATATTAGTTGATTATAGTCAGGTGGCACTTGCAGCCATCCTAACCTTCCAGCGTGAGTTGAAGGGTAGTGAAGCAGAGGTGAAGAATCTTATTCGTCATGTGACTCTGTCCACTCTCAAGTCATACAAGAAGAAGTATGGTAAAGATTACGGAGAGTTAGTCATCTGTTGCGATGGTCGTAAGTACTGGCGCAAGGAATACTTTGAGTTCTATAAAGGTATGCGTAAGAGCAATCGAGATAAATCAGATCTGGATTGGAAGTTGATCTTTGATACACTATCAGAGATGCGTACTGACCTTGCAACACACTTTCCTTATCGTGTATTGCATGTGGATCGTGCAGAAGCAGACGACATCATTGCAGTACTGGTAAAGTATCTGCAAGAGAATCTTCTAATCCAACAAGGGTTGGTGGAAGATCCACAGAAGGTATTGATTCTGTCTTCTGATAAAGACTTCAAGCAGTTGCAGCTGTTCAACAATGTGAAGCAGTGGTCTCCGATGCAGAAGAAATACATTACTGCAACTCAGAAAGAAATCATTGAGCACAAGATTGAGCATATTGTTAAGGGTGACACTGGTGATGGTGTGCCAAACATTCTTAGTAAAGACGATGTATTCATGAAGGGTGAACGACAAAAGCCAATGAGTGCTAAACGACTCCAAGAGTTCTTTGACAAAGGATTCCTTGCTTGTAAGAACGACGAGGAACGACGCAATTGGCATCGCAATGCAACTCTGGTTGACTTTGATTTTATTCCACCAGATGTTTCAGAAGACATTATCAAAGCATACATAAATACACAACCGAGTGGTGATAAGATGACTATCATGAATTATTTGATTGAGCATCGTTGCCGTTTACTATTAGACGAACTAGAGGATTTTTAATGAAACAATATGTGACCGAAATGCTTAAAGAGATCAATGACGATCCAAAGACACTTGAGAAGCACAAAAATGAATTTCTGCTAAAGGTATTGTTTGCTCATAACTTCTTGCCATCGCACAAGATGCTATTACCTGAAGGTGAGCCACCATTTAAACCTGCTGATCAACCAGTTGGAATGTGCGACACAAACTTATTTCTTGAAGCAAAGAAAATGTATGTGTTTATCCGTCAGGATTTGAAGCCAGTTAAACGAGAAGGATTGTTTATTGGTCTGTTGGAAGGTATCCATCCTACTGAAGCTGCAATTCTTATTGCAGTTAAAGATCAGAAGTTGCAGAAACTGTATCCAAAGATTACATGGAAACTCGTTGCAGATGCAGGTATTATTCCTGCGATTGCTCAATGGAAAGAAAAAACTGCAACAAAATAACGCTTGACATGCAAGATGCTTTGTAGTATAATTATATTAACTGAACACATTATGAATGGAGTGAATTATGCCGAATTGGTGTTATAACAGTGCAACATTGCACCACGATAGTAAAGAAGTAATTGATGGTCTTGAGCAAGAACTCTTAAAGGAAGATGCTCAACCATTTAACTATTTGCGACCAAGTCCTACTGGTGAGTGGGACTATGGTTGGTCTTGTGAGAATTGGGGTTGTAAGTGGGATGTTTCCATGATGGATTGGGAACGAGATGGTGATAACACCATCCTCATGCACTTTGATTCCGCTTGGTCTCCTCCAATTGCTTTGTATGAACACTTAGAGACAGAAGGTTGGTCTGTTCGTGCAATGTATCATGAACCTGGAATGGGATTTGCAGGTCGTTTCGAAGATGGCTTTAACGAAGACTTTGAAATGGATTGGACAGATCGTGCTTCGATTGAAGAATTACCTGAGGACATTCTTGACTTTACCAATGCTATTGAAGAGTTAGAACGATACGAAGAGGAAGAGTTCGAACAAGAACTCAATGCCTTGGAACGAACAGACTGGTATGGTGTTGCAACTAATCCAGACAAAGTTGGTCGCTATGAAGTAACAACTACGCAGTACGAACATCCACAGTATTGTAATTGGGATGGTACGACTTGGAGTCGTTGGGATGGTGACGAAGTTGAAGTGGTTAAGTGGCGAGGTCTCATTGAAGAACATTGGGATGCAGCTGCAGCATTAGATAAAATCATCGAGGATTCAAAGGCATAATGTGAAGAAGTTTGCTATATTATGGTTGGTGCTTTGTGCCAATGCCTACGCAGATGTTTCGTTTGGAACTGGTGAAGCACCTGACTGTGAGTTAGCAAAAGCATTTGCAGTCAGTGATGCGATCGAACGATACGCTGAGAAAGAGTTTGAAGTAAAGAAGCAACAGATTTGCAGAGAAAGAAATGCAGAAGGTGTTGACTGCGAATATATTAAGAAGACTGAGGTTGAATCTGCTGGTACTCTGAAGAGAGTTATAACAGAAAAGATTAAACCGAAGAAAAGTAAATTTGTAGATACATGTGTTGTTGAAGTTAAGGTTGAGATTGAACCAAGCAGACAACTGGCAGGAGACATTGAGAATGCCAGTAACATTGCAGTCAATGGAGAACGATACAAGTTTGATGTTATTACTAAAGAGCCATTGTATGTATACTTGTTCAGTGTTTACGGAGACAAGATGCATCAAATGTATCCTTATGATGGAATTAAGAGCAATCTTATTGATGGGAAGTTAGTATTACCAAATGGTATCTGGTGGAACGCAGACATTATGTCTAATGATCCACAAAGCAAAGATACACTGATGGCAATATTTTCCAAAGTTAAGATTACTTTTAGAAGCAGTATGACGAGAGATGAGATTTATCGACAGATTTCGTCATTGCCTATCAATGCTAGGCGAGTAGTGTACCACAATTTTGTGATTAAACGGAGAATTTGAAATGAAATATATTATGATTTGTACAATGGCATCTGTGATAGCCTTATCAGGATGTTCAACCTTTAAGGCAGACCCCAACAAAACAGTTGAGATTCCAGCCAACAAACTCGATAACATTCCTCAATGGTATCTTGCAAAAGATCCAGATGACACGAAGTTTATCGTGGTCACTGCGACTGATGTATCGAAAGATATGCAGTTTGCAATTGACAAGGCAACACTCAATGCCAAGATTCAACTTGCAGCACGACTAAAGACCGATGTTGATTCTGTTACTCGTGAGTCCACAATTGAAACTGCTGGATCTGGTTCTGCTGTTGAACGAGAGATCGATCGTGTATCAAAGGTTCGTGTGAAGCAAGCACTTGGCATGTTCAAACGAGAGAACATCGCTGTGTTCAAAGAGGGTGATGTGTATCGTGCATATGTGCAGTTTAAGATTGCAACAGAAGATGCTAAACGATTGACTCAGCCAGTTGGCAAGAACAAGAATCGTGAAGACAAGTTTAAAGAGTTGGAAGATGAAGCAAAGGTATCTACTGTGCAACCAAGTACATTCCAACTACTACCTGTAGAGAACGAAGAATACAAGAAGCGTCGTGAAGAAGCGATGAAACTTCCTGGAGCAGTAGTTGGACAGGCAGTCGTACAATGAAACAGAAGTGGATTGATGCATTCATGGACACTGCGGAGAGATTCGCACAGTTGTCAAGTGCAAAACGATTGCAGGTTGGTGCGGTTGTCGTAAAAGATAATCGTATCATCTCAATCGGATACAATGGTATGCCAGCTGGATGGACAAACGAATGTGAAGAAACTATTCCTGAGCACGAAGAAGTGCACATGGAATCTCGCACTGTTTACCACTATCCAGAGGTTACAAAAACCAAAGATGAGGTAATACATGCTGAAGCGAATGCGATTATTAAGTTGGCTAGAGATGGTGAGTCTGGAAAGAGTGCTAGTCTTTTCTGCACTCATGCTCCTTGCATCCATTGTGCTAAACTTATTCATGGAGCAGGTATAGAACATGTTTACTATCGTGAATCATATCGAGACGAACTTGGTATTGATTTTCTTAAAAAATGTAAAATAAATGTAGATAAAGTTGACTTTAATTCAATAGTGAACTAAAATAGTGACTAAATAGATTACTGTCTGAAAGAAACCCTACAAGGATGTAAGGTTATTTTAGATAGTGCTTGACAAATAACCAAAGGTGTAGTATAATTCAATCATGAACTCGAAATTAATATCCAAACCGATGCAGCATCTACCACTCTTAAGTGGCTGGACATGCTCACGCACATCAGTTGGATATAATGCGTTTGAGATTGATAGTGGGGGTTTTGGAAAGTAGATTAGACAACAAGTCTGTTTCCCAAAACCCTCTGAGATGAAAGTCCAGAGGGTTTTTTGTTTTATAGCCATCGTGCTAGTAATATTGTTCTTTTACAATTCGGGATTCTGTTGGGGATTAGTTAAGTGGTATAACATCGGATTTTGATTCCGAGATTACAAGTTCGATTCTTGTATCCCCTGCCAAACAAATGCGCACTCTAACTCAAAAGGTGACTAGTGGGCTCATGTCCATGTAGTGCGCATCTGTTTGGGAGTATAACTTAGTGGTAAAGTAGTAGGCTTTTAACCTATTAACCAGAGTTCAATTCTCTGTGCTCCTACCAATTATGGTGTTGTTAGTTTAGTGGTAAAACTACGGATTGTGATTCCGTCATCATGAGTTCAATTCTCATACGACACCCCAAAGAATACTTGCTGCTTTAGCTGATGTGGTCATAGCAGGGGATTGAAGATCCTCGGAAAGTAGTTCGATTCTACTAGGCAGCACCAAGATTATTGCCAATTAGCTCAGAGGTAGAGCAATCGCTTGATAAGCGATTGGTGAGTGGATCGTTACCACTATTGGCAACCAAAGTTATGGAAGATAATGCAGCGGGGTTGGTCCTGCGACCAGCCTTGAAAACTGGGTTCTGAGAAATCGGATGGGGTTCGACTCCTCTGTCTTCCGCCATATTATGTGCCTCGTTATTTCAGTGGTAGAATGTCTCCTTTACACGGAGAAGGTCGGCAGTTCGAATCTGTCACGAGGTACCAAGTTTTGCGTCATTAGTTCAACGGATAGAATTAGAGTCTTCGAAACTCAGGATGGTGGTTCGATTCCATCATGGCGCACCAAGTTAGGAAGATGGGCAGGATGGTAATGCAGCAGTTTGCTAAACTGTAGATCGTAGGAATATGGTCAGTGAGTTCGACTCTCACATCTTCCACCAGTATTGGGCTGGTAGCTTAATGGTAAAGCAGTGAACTCATAATTCATTGAGTCTGTGTTCAATTCACAGTCAGCCCACCATTGACTTGCAAGATTGTTTGATGTATAATAGAGTTATTGCGAGTGTGGTGGAATGGTATACACATCAGACTTAAAATCTGACGCTTAATTGATTGAGGGTTCAAGTCCCTCCACTCGTACCAATACGGCATTCGTTCAACGGATAGGACATGGTTCTTCTAAAGCCAGAATGGTGGTTCGATTCCTCCATGCCGTGCCAGAGATAAATGTAGGTGGAGCCAGTTGGACAGGCACTGGATTGCAAACCCATGGAAGTGAGTTCGATTCTCACCACCTACTCCAGATAGTTGTTGACTTGTAAGAAGTTTTGATGTATAATAGTTGTTCTTCAAAAGTCCACTCTAAATCTGCGGTAAATACGCAGTGTGTGGCAGGGATGGCTTGATTGTTGCAACTCGCCTACAATCTCCCATGCAAGCAAGTTTGGTAGTTCTTGATAAAAACTACCACTATGCACTGTTCGTCTATCGGTTAGGACATGCGGTTTTCATCCGCATAAGAGGAGTTCGACTCTCCTACAGTGTACCAGATTTAATTACATTGGTTACCAAGCCAGTAGGTAATTCAGATAGTGAGTAACCAGTTGACGGACTGGCACTTCTGAGTTACACGAAAGATGGAAATCAGCATAGGCTTCGATCAGTAGTCACGCTGGAACAACTTGGAATGTAATGTGTGCGACAGACAAGTCCATGGACGGCATGGTAGGGCAGGTTCAAAACTGTTTATTCTGTCAAACACCCAGTGTAATTAAATGTGGTATTAGTTTAGTGTTATCAAGGTATGTGGTCTGATCAATCACTACTCGACAGTAAGGGTGCGACCGACACTGTCTGATATAACTGTTATTCGCTTGTCAGTGCTAGCTACATTGTTGACAAATTGGCACGATAACACTAAACTAATATCATTGGAGACACGGCACAGTTGGAGGGGTGCGGCAGACTGTAAATCTGTTCTTTAGGGCTAGTAGGTTCGAATCTTACTGTCTCCACCAAGTTTTTAGGCTCGTTAGTATAATGGTCATTACAGCGGATTGTCTATCCGCTTATGGGAGTTCGATTCTCCCACGAGTCGCCAAGTTATCGCAGAGTATGGAAGTGGTCATCCGTCTGGTCTCATAAGCCATGAAATCGCAGGTTCGAATCCTGCCTCTGCAACCAAATGCGCAAGTGGTGGAATGGTATACACGATGGTCTTAGAAGCCATTGCCTTCGGGATTGAGAGTTCGAGTCTCTCCTTGCGCACCAATGGTGATGTAGCACAACGGTAGTGCATCTGCTTCATACGCAGGAGGTTAGTGGCTCGATTCCACTCATCACCACCAAAGTTTTCTCGGGTTAGTTTAATGGTAAAATTCGTGCTTTGGGAGCATGTGTCGGAAGTTCGATTCTTCCACTCGAGACCAGATAAGTAGAAATGTATGAAACGAATGGCATTATACTTGCGACATCCTGAGTGCTCAGAAGACTGTGCATTTGCGATGGTACATTCGTTATCGTCAGAGTATCAGATAAGAATTTTTACTGAGAAGGAATTAGATGATGATAATTTCTTTGACAATATTGATGTTATTGCTTTTCCTGGTGGTATTGGCGATAGCGACAGCTATCCTAATTTCTTCACTAGAACAAGAGCGAATCGAATCGCCAGATTCTTGGATGGTGGTGGTCACTATCTTGGCATCTGCATGGGTGCTTATTGGGCTGGAAGTCGTTATTTCGATATACTTACTGATGTCAGTCCAGTTCAGTACATAAAGAGACCAAATGCCACTGTTCGTAGAAGTTATGGAACAGTGACTGAGATAGAATGGAATGGCTCGAAAGAGCAGATGTATTTTTATGATGGTTGTGCACTGATTGGAGATGAAGATAAATTCAAAACAATCGCACGATATGCCAATGGTGATCCAATGGCAATCATACAAGGAAGAATAGGATTAATAGGTTGCCATCCAGAAGCACCTTTGTATTGGTATGAGAAACCATGGCAATACATAAACAAACATTGGAATGATGGAAGACATCATACATTGTTATTAGATTTTGTAAATGAGTTATGCCCTATTAGTTAAATGGTAGAACACCTGTTTTGTAATCAGGTAATGGCAGTTCGATTCTGTCATGGGGCACCAGATAAAATAACTAGGAGACAACTGTTGAGAAACATGAAAGGTAAGAAAGTTAAAGAATTTGGTAGTGTTGTTGTGGTTGAAGAAGGTAAGTTTGAGAAAGCATTTAGACAATTCAAGAAGAATATAGAAGAAAGTGGATTGTTAATGGATATCAGAGAAAGACAAGCATACATTAAACCAACAACAAAAAGAAAAATGGCAAAGAGTGCTGCAAAGAAACGCTGGAAGAAGAAACTAGCACAGCAGTCAATGCCTGATAGATTGTATTAAGATTATTCCGAAAAACCCGAGCAAGGTGCATGGGCGTGACTGTTAATCACTGGTTAGAAGAGTTCGATTCTCTTATTCGGAGCCAAGTATTGGGGGATTAGTGATAATGGGAGCACATGTGCTTTGCAAGCATGAAGTGGGAGTTCGATCCTCCCATCCTCCACCAAATAAATATAAATACCACTAACAAAAAGGAGTAACATTATGTACACAATGACAAAGAAATTTTTAGATACAGCAAGAGAAAACTCGGCAGATTCTTCTTATGGACAAATAAAACTAAGTGAAAATGGTGTGTTAATCGCCACTATCAATATTGCAATGGAAACAGCTGGTTCTACAGACAGTGGAATTACTTTTCTAACAACTGAATTAAAAGCCCAGTCTATCGATATCAACGAATCAATTATTTCGGTGTATAGAGAAACTGAATGGCAAGAAGTTAATTCGCTCTAATAGCTCAGTTGGTAGAGCAACTGATTAGTAATCATCATTGGGAGTTCGATTCTCTCACGGAGCACCAATTAGGAATTGTATATGGCAGTAAGTGATGGTGGTAAAGGTAGTAATCGTAGACCACTTAGTATACCAAAGAGTGAATTCGATGATAAGTTTGATGCGATCTTTGGAGAGAAGCGAACATTCTGTGATGTATGTGGAAAGAAATTCTGTTGGTGCTCATGTGTAGCTGCACAGAAGGAAGTGGGTGACGCTATTGATAAAGCGTTGGGAATAGAAAGATAAAATATGCCCTTGTTCTAACGGCAAGATGCGGGTCTCCAAAACCCTGCGATGGGAGTTCGAATCTCTCAGGGTATGCCAAATGCGGGATTAGTTTAATGGTAAAACTGTAGATTTCCAATCTTCCGTTATCAGTTCGATTCTGATATTCCGCTCCAATTTAAGATAGAGGTAGTTATGCGAAAAGAAATCGATATCGATGAAGTGAAAGCATTCATTGAGGCACAGAGTCCTGCATCTAAGATTTATATCGGTGG